TACGGTTCCCTGGGTCCTCTGAAGCCATCAGCTGCACAAGCTGGTCCGGTATTTCATACTGGTATGCGGGAACCGGGTCGATCGGCTGCTGCCCGCCCGGCTGTCCGGGTTGCGCCGGCTGCTGCGCCGGCTGCCGCATCTGCTGTAGCTCCCGCGTGACCATCCCAAGCTGTTGCTTCAGCGTCTCCAATTCGTTAGGTGGAGGTACCGCAGGCTGCCCAGCAGGAGGAGTCGCAGCCTCTGGCTGTGGAGGAGCAGCCTGCGGCTGGGCCGGTGGAGGTTGCGGGGGAGCTTCCTCGACCGGCCCAAACGGATCGTAGCCAAGAACCGCTATCACCTCATTCGGAACGCCCATCTGCTCCTGGCGAGACGGCGTCCCACCAGGAGCAGTTCCACCACCAGGGGCGCCTGATGGCGGCGGGCTCGTCGATGGTGCGGCTGCCGGAGCCTGTGAAGGCGAGCTGGGAGCCGGCGCTGGCGACGAGGGGGCTGGCGTGCTGCTAGGCGCGCCTTGTCCGGTGCCACTCATTCTTTTTCTTCCTTCTTCTCAGTCTGAGCTTGCATGATGAGGGTTTCCAACACGAAAAAGGTGGACTTCACACTCAGTTGAAGATCCTTCCCCTTCGCCACGCCTTCCGGCGTGTTCAGGTCGAGCCGCGTAAACTGGCCCGTCGCGTTCACCGCTTGGCCTGCAAGATCCTTACAAGCCCGCAGAAAGAGGTCAGAGAACAGCATCCGCCCAAGGGCGAGCTTTTCTCGCTCTTCAAGCGGCTCTGAGGGCGCGTTTTCAACTGCGGCAAGAAACTCTTCCAAATTCATGACACATCCTAACTCCGCTGGTCCGTCATGTCAACAACCTTCAGCCCGCACCCGGAGGTGCCCCACCATTCATCTTCGGCGGCGGCAGTCCAGTCGGCTGACCGCCTTGCGGCGCCGCGCCATTCATCCGCTGAGCCGCCTGGCCGGCCGGTACCATGTTCCCGGCCTGTGCCTGAGCGAGCACCTGCTGATCCGGAGTCATCTGAATTTTGAAATCCTCGATGTTGCGGGCACCGCCCAGTTCAGCCGTGTACTCGAACACCTTGATGATGTCGAATGTCGCACTCAGCTGCGGGCTCTGTGCGATCCCAAGGAATATCTGCTTCCAGACATCCAACAGGGCGGCCCGGTCAATCGGGAGCGTTCCATCGGAAACAGGGAATTGAAAATCTCCTGCGACCATGTCCGGGAGGAGCTTCTGGCCCTGTGTAAGCAGCATAGCGTCCTCACCGAGCACCTGCTGCACGAACTCAGTATCCATATATTGCTGCTGGTTGATCACCATCTGCTCTGCAATATCGACAAGCGACTGAGCCGAAATGAGCTTCGCCATCGAAGCGAGCCGGCTAGCACCTGCCTCAGCGGATGTACGGACTTCAGTTGCGGTTTTGCGCCCTCCAGCTTCCTGCAGGCCCATCACGTTATCCGTCGCCCCGCTCAGATACTGCGCCATCCGCACGAACGCCTCAGAGTCTTTAAGGTGCCCGCCAGTCACGTCGGCAACTGCGAGCTGCATCATTGCCTCTCGCACGTCGGTGCCCCAGGCGGCCCTTTTCAAGCGAATGAGCTTGCCAGGCTCTGGGTTCTTCGCGTCCTGCATCTCGACCCGCAACGGGTCGATCAGGAACATGTTATTTAGCGCGCTTCGGACATTAAAGATGTGCGAGTTTACAAGCCACGACATGATATCTTGGATCGGACCCATGTAGTCCGTCATACCACAGTGGCCGAACCCGTAACCGAGCGTGAGCGGCTCCGTCACCGAAACAGGGTGCATATCATGATCCGCCTCGAGCGGCTCGGCCCGGACAATCTGGCTCCTGTTCAGAATTGTGAAGATGAACTTGACTGGATACTGCTCTGCACCGAGCCCCAGCTCTGCCGGGATGAGCGTTACAGTCCCTTCATCCACCTGATAGTACGACGAAACGCCCCGGCCCTCATCATTCCCCTGCTGCCCAGGATTAGCCTGCCCGCTAGCCATCAAGCTCCGTGCAGACTCTTCCCCGCCGGTAATCCACCTTGAACTAGGCAGCTTCGAATTAGCCGCCTCGACCCACTTCAGTATCCCCATTCCCTCCATTCGCTTCAGAATGTGCTTTCCCTCGTAACAGCGCCAGAAAACAAATTCCCCCCGCTTGTTCACCTCTGTCATCGGTACACGAGGGTCCGGGAAGAACATGAACGGGTCCTGTGCTTCCACGAGGTTCCCTGCGTAAACCACAGTCGGCTTACGCTTCGGCATGATCGCTCCCTGGCTCGCCATACCGACCATAGTGCCGCTAGGAAGAGCTTCGCGAAACGTCCTCAGAGCAACGTCCCGCACCCACCGGCTCCTCATCACGCCGAGCCCGTAAGCTAGGGCGTCTGAGGTATGCTGGTAGATCCACTTGATCATCCGAGTCTTGTCAACGTTGTACTGAGTCAACGTCTCGAGCCGCTGAGCCGCCTCGATGTTCTCCTTCTTATACGAGGAAATCTGAAAGAGTGGCTTGCGCCCGCAGAAAACCTGTGTGAGATACGTGACGAAGGTCTGGTGCGTAGCGAAGCTGTAAGGGATAACCATCGCAGTCGCCTGTGGGGCCTTCCCCTTGTTATTCATCTCCTTCAAAATCTTCTCGTAGTCCGGCAGCGTGATGTAGCCCTGCAACTTCATCTCATTCACGCGCCAGCGAGCATAAAAATCGGACATCTTCCTTTCCGACAGGTCCAGCCGGCGATCCAGGTAATCAATCACCTTCTGGTGCAGTTCGCTGTGTGGCCGCAAGAGGTCGATCGGTTTCGTACCGGGCGACGGAGCCTTCGGCCATTCACTCTTCGGCTCGTTTCCAAGCCCAGGAGTTGGCTCAGTCTCTACGCCGCTAACATAACCCGTTGAGCCGCTGGTCATTTTCTACTACTCCATCGTTCGGCCAGTCTGTGTCCAAGAGAGCCCGTAATCGTGCATCTGCTGCACACGCGCGTTGTTAATCTGGCTCGCAAGGTCTCTCAAATAATAGAGCTGCTGATTATATCTGTGAGTTTGTACCGGATCAAACCGCACGTCTGGATAAGAGGTATCCGTCCCCTGCTGTCTATCCGCAAAGATATTCATCGGCTCGCGCGTGTAAACCGGGCCAGCCTCTTCATCACTAAAGGGTATGTTATATGCTCTGGCCAGCGCCCTCATGTTATGAAAGCCTCGATGCCTGAACTCATGCCGTCCAATATCTGGAAAATCTGGATAGTCCGTTGCAGCTCCCTGCATCGATATCGGGCCGTAATATTGGCCGAGCATATTCTGGCTTCTTCTATCGTACCTAAGCGCTGCTGGAATTCCAGGCTGGAACCGGATAGTATCTGCAACACCCTCTGCCTGATTCGCCGGATTTCTCGGGTTCATATACTGCCCTAAAATACTCAGGGACGGCGCATCGATCGGCCGGCGCCCCCACTGTACGATATCCCTCCCAGCGCCTGACAGCGCAATAGGATCGTGCCACATCGACGCTGCAATTGAGCCTTCCAGGCCTTCCCGCTCAGGTGGAGTCGGCGGGTTCACCCTCTCATCAAGCACGAGCGGCGGCGGCTCAGTATGCGTCTCTTGAGTCGGCATCGCCAGCCTCGACTCGACCGGGTGCTGATAATCACCAGGCTGCACAACCGGCGGTGCCGTAGCCAACGCAGGAGGAATAGCCGGCGCCGGTGTCGGCGGCAATCTCAAGCCAGTAAGTCCTTGTAGCCAGCCCGGCCCACCAGCCATGAAGCTGTCCGACCGCTCTGCCGGCTGATCCTCTGGCGGATATGTGAAGTTCGGAAAACCAATCCTCTCTCTATCCTGAGGCGTTGCGCCGTAAGCAGCGAGTAATGCTGCTTGCTGTGCCGCAGCTTCTTCCTCAGGAGTCGGCATTACCGTAACCCTCCGAGTCGATTAAGCATAACATCGCTAGAACGCGGCTGTATTTGCGGCCAGCCGGGTACCGGCACAGCAGGATTTCTCAGTGAATTAGCTAGCGTTTCAGGAGAGGCTTCATTCGGGTCCACGCCATAAGCCCGCATAAACTGTTCCATCCAGTACGTTGGATGCTGTGGAGTTTTAAACGTGACGTCCCCTCTTAACGTTTCAGCACCAGATGGCCAGTGATACCGGCCGCCAGCATGCTCATACGGCTCTGGCACCACGCCCGCACGCCAAGCACCTCTCGTATCGTATTCTGGCGCGTCCAGGTTCGGCGGACCACCAAACTCTTGGTTAATTCCCCTGTACCAATCCCGATAGCCCGGCGAGAACTGCATGTCGTACTGAAAGTTCTGCTCCGGGCTAAGCCCTTCAATCCAGCCGGCCATTTACCGCACTCTTCTCGGTCCAAACCACTCAGTCATCCTGTTGTTCGGCTGCTGCGTTTGCATCGCCTGCCGATAGCGCAGAAGCGCCTGCCCGACTCGTTGCCGCTGCGCATCTTGATCCAGCACAGCAGGATCTACCGGAGCTATCGCAGACGTGCCACGCGAATTGGGCTGTGGCACTGGCGGTATAGGCCCGAAGGTCTCAGGGGGCGCTTGTGCGGTGCCCGCGCCGCCAAGGAAGCCGGGGAGCCAACTCTGCCGGCCAGCCCAAGAGCCGATATCATCGAACCAGCCTCCGCTCATGGTGCTACCCTCCAGTGATTAGGCCTCCAATTAGGCCCTCGAGATTGCCGAGTATTCTGCCTACCCATAGCGAACATATCCTGCATATTGTCGCTACGAGTTCCTTCGTAGAGGTGCTCAAAACAAATACAGTGCCGTTTCGTACAATCTCGCGTATGGAGCGCGTGCTTGCCGGGGGCTATCTCTCTGCGGAGATAAATTGTCAGCGCCACGCGATGAACTCGTTCTGGCCGCCTACGAAACACGTAAGCACCATAGCCATTCGGCCTTATATAGCCAGTCCAGAGCAAATGACCGTCTTTCCACTCTGTCATGCTCCAAAAGCGAACCAAATGCGCTTCTGTGAAATGTTCCATCATGGCGCTACCCGCCAACCCTCATTAAATTCCTCTGTATCAACCGGGTCTTCCTGAACTTCGTCCTCATTACCCGATCCAGCCCCCGCAACAGGATCGAGGAGCGCGATAGCCCCGGCCAAGCCGTCAGGATGATCATCGTGCACCCCTGATGGGAAGTCCAGGAGCTGACTTTCAAGCTCCGGGATCGGTACGTAGTGCTGAATATACCCGTTGCTGTACCGAGGCTGCAAAACGCCCTTAATCCGCGTATACTTCGATGTTTTAGAGCCATGTATGATGGGCAGAATGTCGAAGTAGTGCTTTTTCTTGAACATTTCCGCCCTAATGAGGTGTATCAGCGCCGCCTGATACTGATTTGCCTCCACTCCGTGATGAGATGCGCCGTAGCGCTTGCTATAATTGAAGAATGCGTCGATAATATCTCTCGGTTTCGCGCCTCTCTGCGCCCAAGGTGCCGGAACGAAGATCCTACCGGTTTTAAGCGACATTCCAACGGCATAGACCACCGAGCTATCTGCACGTTTTGCCTCTGAGATGGCCGGATCGCAGTAAACTGCCCAAATCAGGGAGCCATCTTCCGGCGTGGGCGGCCCGTAGCGGAAAAACCGCTGCTGGAAGATCTGAGTTTCCTCTGCTCGGACCTGATTATGGTATTCCAGGTAGAAAGTTGATAGCTCTCCCGCTCGCGTGAAGCTCCGTTTTTCTGCTTCCAGCCGCTCTACCGACATATTCTCGGGCCAAATCGGCTTCCCAGCCCGATCAAGGGCTCCAAACCGTATCACACTGAACTTCGGGTCGTTAGCCCAAGTCATCAATAGACTTGCTGGATGAAGAACAGTACCAATAACAACCATAGCAGCAAGAGGATCAAGCGCAGGTAGGCATGGAAGTAGATCCCCATACCCCCAAACGCGCATTTTCTTCCGCTGCTCTTCAGTTGAAACACTTTCTCGGTCCTCCACATCATCGACCTTCACCTTCTGTGGTCGTATTCCTTGAAGGTTAAGACCTCTGATCTGCGCTCCCGCACCTCTCGCGACCATAGCACAGGAGTTCGTGGTTTCAAAGATGTCAACAGACCAATGCTTCCCGGTCGAACGCTCTGGTTTAAGTATCCCGAAGTCGTGGAGGATGCGAGTATTCGCCTCGAGTTCTCTTTTAACATTCTCAAGTTGTGTTTCAGCGTGAGGGGCGGCGTGAGAAACATAAGCTGAAAGCTGAACAAGCTGATAGCAGATATCTCTGATACTATCAGCGATGCCACAAATAGTTGTCTTAGAGAAACCTCGAGGTAGTAGAACCAAGGTGTGGGTTCCCAAGTACATCCTAAGTATCCCATCTGCACCTCGTTCAAAGATCCTATACGTTTTTCCATCTCGTTCCATTATAAAGTTATCAATAATCCAGTCTATATCTCCATATGCCTCTAAAAAAGCAGTCTGTCTTGTCAAAATTGCAAGCAGCCCTCTGTGTACCGGAGGTATAGGAGCGGGAAACATATGTTCTAGATAGTACCTACAAAAGAGAACTGGGTCATCATAACATGCGGAGACACGCTCTTTAACAGATAGAGCTGCTAACGTAGAAAGAAGTGCTTCTCCCTTTAACGCTGTCTCCACGACCTCACTCCAGCTCTGTGTAGAACTGCCATAATAGTATTTTCGCACACAGCAAACTGTTTTGCAAGTTTCATTTGTCCATACTTATACGGCACATACAGCTTTAATATTTCAGATATCTGTTCTTTTGTCAGCTTGTACATACGTCCTTGTACAGAAGCATCATACATGTTTCGTGCTTGTGTATCAGCCATAAGATGCTCTATGCGGACACATGCACGATTATTACAACTATGTAGTACTCCAAGCTCATTTGGAATAGCTCCGTTGTGTATGCGATACGCTACCCTATGGGCCAAATGCTGTCCACCAGCATCACGAATAGTAAAAGTACCATAACCATTTGCATTTTTAGGTCCCAGCCACTCATAACAAGAGTGAAACGGGATATATGCTATTAGTGCTTCAAATCTGTTTATCGTTTCTGCTGTATAAAATTGCATACTACATCCCGAAGTTCGTCTGCCTGATCGGCGGAGTGAACTGCCGTCCACCCAGGCCGGCCAGTTGCGGAGCCAGCTTCGACACGTCAAACGTATACTGGCTCGGTCCTACCGGCCCACCTGTCGGCATGTACGGTGCTTGCGGCGGAGAAGGCGGCATACCCGGCCGGACAACGCCTGGAGGTGCGTGCCCGGCCGGCGGAGCCCCCGGCCTCATCTGCGGGCCAGTCGGCGCGCCGGGGTTCGGCCCTGTCGGCGTAGGCAGCTGCGCTTGCGGCGCTGTTACCTGGTTCGCTATCTGCATCGAAGTATTCGGGTCACCTCCAGAGAACATCGCCGGCGCGCTCTGCGTAAGCGGAGCCTTGATCAGTCCTGTAAGAAGCTGATCAAGCGGAACTTGGCCCGGCTGTGCCGGGCCAAGACCAGGAAGACCTCCACCCATCCTTACGGACCACTCCGAACGCCAGTAGCCCGGTTCGTCGTCATTCCTGCCTGAAGCGAAGTCGCCGTCGTACCAGCTGGCGGTGGGATCGGCAGATCCGCCGGGTCTGCCGTATAGCCCATATTCTTCAGCACTTTCAGCGCCGCCAGTGCCCGAGTCTCATCCGTCGTACCAGCGAAAGCAATCGTTTCTCCCGACTTCGATGTATACCCGCCCACACGCGGCTTCGGAGGTGGTGCCTCCGGCGTAAAATACGTCGGGACGCTCGACCAATCCCTCGGTTCCTTCTCCCAGTCCCACTCCGCGACGCGCCGGCGGGCCTCCAGAATGTCTTCCGGCTGCTCCGGTTCCATGTAAGCTCCCGTTTCCGGATCGAACGCTGCGCGTTGCTGCTCCTGCTGCGGGCCGCTGCCGGAAACCGGGCTACGGTTGGGCTGCGGGCCGGCTCGGGGCGGTACTGTAGTTTCTGCCATGCTCACCTCCTATTTACGAGTTTGTACACGCGGTGCTACGCTACAAGGCCCTCCTTCTTCCGCCGGCGCAGAACGCCGAGGCCGAGCAGGCTAGCCCCGAACAGGGCAATTGAGGCCGGCTCGGGAACCTCGAATGCCGAAGCATTGCCAGAGACGGAAGCTGTAAAGCTGTTGATCGTCTGCCCAGTGTTGCAGCCAGGGTTGCTCGCCGTGCAGGCCACCAGGCTGACCGGCGGCGCCACGTTAGTAAACGAGAACCCGAGCGCGTTGGGCTCGCCAAGTGCCTGGATAACGCTCGAGGTGAACGTCACGTCAGGCGCTGCGACGACAATCTGCACTGCTCCATTCGCGGTCAGCGCGCCGTCAGAAAAACTGCCCGACAGGTAATTGACGGCGCAGCCAGCGGCCGTCGAGCAGATACTGAAAGTCCCAGCGAACTCCTGGGTGATAAACGGCCCGACAGTGTTCGCGCCGCCGATCGAGTGCGCGCTGACATCCAAAAAGGCACTGAACGGCGTAGCCGGACCGTTCGGTGCGATCTGCGTCACGGTGACAGGGATGTCCGTGCCGCCCCAGACTGTCCCAGTGGCGCTAGCCGTGCCGGTGATCGTGTTTCCGCTGCCCGACTGGCCGTAGGTGATGATAACGTCGGCTGCGGCTGGCTGAACAAGGGCCAGCGCGGCAACAGCGATAGCACCAAACAGAAGCCTCTTCATTTTCTAATCTCCTTTTACGTTCACTCGCGTACCTATCGCACGCCCTTCGGGCGGACTTACCGGCGCCTCGGCTGTGCCGACGGCGGTTGAGGCTGCGGCAGGCCCTGGTCCGGCCCTGGTGGCGGCTGCGGCAGGCCCTGATCCGGCTGCTGCCCGGTGTCAACCACCACCCAGCGGTAGCCGACACTCGGTACCCAGGCGAGAACGACCACTACGCCCGGGCCTTCCCCTGCGTTCGGCGGGAGCGGTGGCCACACCGTCCCAGGCGGCAGCGCGATCGGATGCGTCGGCGTGCCCGGGATATAGATCGGGTGCGAAGGCACGCCGGGTGCTGGAGGCGTGTAGATCGGGTGCTCCGGTGTCCCGCCTACTCCCGCGATCGGGTGCTCCGGATGCACAGGCATCGGAGGCAGAGCGATCGGGTGGCTCGGATGGCCTGCACCAGGCGGGAGACCCTGATCCGGATGGCCAGGCTGTCCGCCGGGTGCGATCGGGTGAGCCGGATGCCCCGGGCTTGGCCAGATGCCAGTGCCTGGAGGCTGAGGAAGGCCCTGGTCCGGGTATCCGGGCGCTGCACCCAGCGGGATCACAATACAGATCATTGGCTTCATTACACTCTGTCTCCTTGTTTACGCTGCCTGGAAGTGCCAGGCCACCATGCGCCTTGCTCGCTCCCAACTGCCCGGACCGACCACCCAGTAGGGCACGCCCGCCCGCCAGTTCCTCACCGCCTGCACCAAGACCCAGCGGCGCTCCGGCCACACGTCCCGGCAAACGGCCTTGTAACGTAAAAGCTGTTCCTCTGCCTGCGGGGTC